GACGGCCAGTTCTTCCCGGCTTCCGGCTTTCGCGGCAACGCTTCGGGCGGCTTGGCCAACGTTTCCAGCGACGGCAACTATTGGTCTTCCGCTGCGAATTCGGCGTCGTACGCCTACAACTTGTACTTCGGCAGTGGCTCCGTCTACCCGCTGAACAGCAGCACCCGCGCGTCCGGCGTCAGCGTGCGCCCCGTCAGAGAATAAAATTTGACACTTTCAGCACTGCGCCTATCTTGCGGGCGCAGTGCATTCTTCCGTTATCATGTCAGGCAAAAGCAGCATCAAAATCAAGCATTCAGTCGTCATCGTCGTCGGCAGCGTCAGCGATGAAAAGGGCATCGCGCGACTTGTCGAATCGTTCGACATCGCAGACAAGACGCCGACTGACTGCTTTGATTTCATTCGCAAGCTGAAGTCACTTCTGAAGCACTGAAGTCATGGCGCTATTTCACACACTGCCGGTCTACAAGAAGATGCTTGAACTTGTCAAGCAGTTCGACGACAGCACGAAGAAAGTGCCGCAGTCAGTCAAGCACGACTATGTGCGCGACATGCACAACCAGCTTGTCAGAATCGTGACGACAGTCGCGTTCGCGAACGACTTCGACAACGACAGAATCAGTCTTCTTGAAGATGCGATTCAGTCGCTTTCAGAATTCAAGATTCGCGTTCGCATTCTTCTGGATCTGCACTACATCACGAAGAAAGGATTCGCAGCAATAGTGCGCCTGGAAGAAAACGCTTCGAAGCAGCTGCACGGCTGGCATGACAGCACGAAAGAAGAAGTCTTTCGCAAGTGACATGTATGTAAAACCATAAAAACCACGAATCGGTCTTCAGTCCTTTGCCAGAGTTTCTACGAACGTGCAGTGACTTGCATTCGACTGAAAGCGTGCAATCTAATTCAGTGGCCCACGATGATGCGACTTCGCTTCAAAGTTATGTATGTGTCAGTGACAGTTCTGCTGTTGCTGACGCAGTCTGCTTTCGCTTTTGCAACAGCATCAGCGTTTGCATTCAGTCAGCGGCCACTAAAACAGACGGCTTCCGGCTATCGCAACAACGCTTCGGGCGGCTTGAACAACGTTTCCAGCAACGGCAACTATTGGTCTTCCGCTGCGAATTCGGCGACGAACGCCTACAACTTGAACTTCAACAGTGGCAACGTCAACCCGCTGAACAACAACAACCGCGCGAACGGCTTCAGCGTGCGCCCCGTCAGAGCATTCGAAAGACTGAAGACCGATTCTTTTGCAACGATGACAATCAGCAAAGAAGAACTGCACAAGCTGCTTGTTCTTGCGTATCTGGACGCGCGCCAGAATGAACGCAACAAGACGTCACAGCTTGCGTTCGAACTGAACCTTGAACGCAATCTTGACGAACTGTGCAATCTTCTATACAGCCGCGACTGGGAACCATTGCCGGCAATGTGCTTCATCATCGAATATCCAGTCAAGCGCGAAGTGTTCGCGCCGCGCTTCCCCGACAGAATCGTCAGTCATCTTCTGTTCAACATGATTGCGCCGTTGTTCGAACGCACGCTGATATACGACAGCTATTCGTGCCGCAAAGGTAAAGGAACGCTTTTCGGCGTCGAACGCTTCGAACATCACATCAGAAGCGCAACAGACAACTTCAGCCATGAAGCGTTCGTGCTGAACTTCGACATCAGCGGCTACTTCATGAACATCAACAAAGGCATCTTGTACAATACGCTGTGCAAGACGCTTGACGCTTACAGATTCAGGCACGTCGACAGCGTGCGGATCTGGAACGATGTCATCGACATCAACTTCTGCGACTACGTCATCAGACGTCTTCTTTTCCGCAATCCGGCAGAAAGCTGCATTCGCGTCGGCGACATTCACGAATGGGACGACTTGCCGAAGCACAAAAGTCTGTTCTTTTCGCCGCTTGGCACCGGCATCACAATCGGCGACTTGACAAGTCAGCTTTTCAGCAACATTCACTTGAACCCGCTTGACCAGTACATCAAGCGCGAACTGCATGCGAAGCACTACGGCCGCTATGTCGATGACGGCCGCATCATTCATCGCGACAAAGCGTTTCTTGAAGAATGCATTCCGGCAATCGCGCAGTTCTTGCGCGAACGTCTTCTTCTGACGCTGCACCCGCACAAATGCACTATCACGTCTGCGTTCGATGACGTGTTCTTCCTGGGTGCGCACTGCCGGCCATACAGACGCTATGCTGCGAACAAGACGATTGCGTCGTTTCATCGCGCAGTGCATGACATGGAATTCGCGTTCAGCGGCGCATATCCGCTGGCCGCAGACGACTTCACAGCTGCGCTGTCGCGCATGAATTCATATCTTGGCTACTTTCAGCACTTCAATGAATTCAAGATGCTTGACGCAACACTGCGCGAATCTTCGCTGAATCAGGTCTTCTGCTTCGCGAAAGACTATCGCAAGGCGCTGTTCAGACCAGAAATCAAAGTACAACTTCAAAACAATATCTATCATGCGTAAACTTACCTTTGCAAACGTGCCGCCCAAAAGCGAAAAGCTGTCTGACGGCCGCACCCGTGTTCACTACAACGTGACTGAAGTCCAGGAAACGAACGCAGTCATCGACCCCGAAACCGGCGAACCCACCGGCGAAACTGAAACACACACTGTCTATCAGTGTGAATTCGTCATCATCGACGGCGACGTCAATGTCGGCAGTGTAGTCAGCGCCATTCTGCGCAAGTCTTACAGCGTCGACGACGAACTTGCACTGCTGCGCCAGCGCGACGTCAAGCCGGAAGAATTCGCGCAGTACAACGCCGACGCAGAAGCTGCGAAAGCAGTCGCGCACGGTCTTATCAACGACTAAAACACTGAAGCATCATGAAAGATTTCATTCGCAAAATCTGGAACTGGTTCGTCAATCTGTTCAACGGCATTCGTCGCGACAGACTGTATCACTTCATCGCTGGACTTATCATCGCAGCGCTGTTCTTCATCGTGCTGAAGATGCCGGTCTGTATTGTGCCGGTTATCTTTGCGGCATTCATCAAGGAATTCTTCGACGTCTGGACTGACGGCAACTTCGACTGGATTGACTTTCTTGCGACGGTCATCGGCGGCGCCGTGATCCAGATTTTCGTCATCATCGCATCAATCATCTAAACGCCAAACGTCATGGACTGGACTGCAATCATCACTGGAATTTTGACGTTCATCGCTGGCGGCGGTCTGGTCGCAATCTTCACGCTGCCGGCCATACGCAAGAAAGCGAACGCCGAAGCTGACAACGCTGTCATCGAACCGCTGAAGCAGGCAATCAACATTCTGAATGAACAGCTGAAGAATGCGAACGCTACAATCGAAGAAAAGAACAGCATCATCGAACAGAAGACGCAGCACGAACTGACGCTTTCGACGAAGCTGACGGCACTATACGACGACATGTGCGTTCACAAGGGCTGCAAGTTGCGCAAGCCACATCAGGGCCAGGGACAGCGCTGGTACGAAGACCACGCCGACGATCCGTCACTTGGCTGTGACTATCTGTCTGTCGAATGGCTTCTGAAGCAGTGGCGCGCACGCAACGCCGCGTCTGAAGATGAACATGACAAAAGCACGAAGCAATGAAACTGACACTGTCATGATAACAGCAAAACACTTCAGCGAAGCGGAATTCAAGCGCTGCACGCCGTCTTGTTCGCTTCAGAACATGGATCAGAACTTCATGAACACGCTTGACCGGCTGCGCGAAGCTGCCGGCATTCCGCTTGTTCTAAACTGCGCCTATCGGTCACGCGCCTGGGAATTGCAGAAAGGCCGCAGCGGCAACAGCGCGCACACGCGCGGCAAGGCCGCCGACATTCGCTGCAACGCTTCTGACACGCGCATGAAGATAGTCAAAGCTGCGCTTCAGCTTGGAATCAAGCGCATCGGCATCGGCAAGAACTACATTCACGTCGACACCGACGCTTCGCTTCCGCAGAACGTCATCTGGCACTACTATCAATGACAGAACTGAAGAACACACTGACAGCGTTCTTGCTGTTCGCGCTTGCACTGGCCGCCGCTTACGGCATCGGCTATCTGACCGCACATCGCATCTGGAAAACACGCTGGGAAAACCGGCCGCCAGCCGAAGTGAAGACAGACACGCTGACGATTCGCGACACTGTCAGACTGCCGGCGCCGAAGCCGCAGACGGTCACGATCCGTGACACGCTGAAGCTGTCGACGACAGACACGGTCTTTGTCGCCGTGACCGATTCGACGGTCGCGCTTGTCAGAACATCTGTCAACTATCGCGACAGCAGCTATTTCGCAACAGTGTCAGGCGTCATGCCGAAGCTTGACTACATCGAAGTGTACCAGAAGACGCAAATCGTGACGAACACCGTCACTGAAGTCAAAGATGCGCCGCGCTGGTCTTTCAGTGCAGCTGCCGGCCCGACTGTCGGCTACGGATTCACACCGAAAGGCGCGCAGCCGTTCTGCGGCATCGGCGTCACTGTCGGCGTCGCTTACAGATTCTGACGCATTCGCGTCTGCTTTCGATTCACAGACACTTTCACGGCCGCGACGAACAATCTGTCATCTGAAGCCGGAAAGTGTCTGAAATCGTCTGAAATAGTCACGACATCGGAAGACGTCGGCGAAGAAGTATCGAAATGGCGAATCTTGGCACACCAGGCATTGCGCGATATACAACGAAAAGCGTCATCTTTGCAGTGCGATTCTAAAGAATTTGAATTCATAAAGAAGTTAAAGGATTAAGGCAAGGCAGCTGCGCAGTGATGCGCGGCTGTTTTTTTGTCGTCAGTCCTTCTTCAGCTTATCGTACAGCGCAAAGTCAATCACACGTCTGTTCAGTTCGTCGACGCGCTTCGAAGACATATTGACGTAGCCGACAGTCACACGCGCGCCGTAGCTGTGGCCCAGGGCGGCCGAAATCACTTCAATCGGCGCTTCAAGTTCCATTGCAAGCGACGCCCATGTGTGACGCGCCCAATACGTCGACACCGGCGGCAGCTTTTCACGCTTGCACAGTGTCCGCAGTCCGGCGTTCAGCGACGGCAGACTGCTTGCATGTTCATCGCGGCCAGCGAAGAACTTGAACAGCGACTTGTCATCAGACCACTTCGCAAGCAGCGGCCGCAGTTCGTCGACAATCGCGATGCTGTAATGCTTGCGCGTCTTCGTGCGCACATATTCGATGCGGCCGTTGAAGATGCTTTCGGGCGTCATCTTCGAAATGTCGACGGCATTCGCTGCTATCAGAAGAAAACTGAACTTGAAGAAGTCAAGGCCGGCTTCTTCGACTTTCGTCAGCGTCTTCGCATTCCACAGCTGACGGATCTGCGCTTGCGACAGATTGCGCTTGCGCGTCTGAACATACGGCGTCGCGACACCTTTCAGCGGATTCTTGCGAATCAGTTCGTCGCGCAGCGCGAAGTTCAGAACGGCGCGGACGCAGCCGATAACGATGTTGCGCGTGTTCTGCGCGTAGTTCGTCGTGTCTGCGGCCAGATAGTCGACCAGGCCGTCACACCAGCGCTGCGTGATTTCGGACAGCAGACGACCGTCGCAGTGTATGTCGTACAGACGACACACGCGCAGCGCGTTCTTGTATATCTGCTGTGTGCCGGCGCTGCGTCGCGTTTCCGCAACCTTGATGAAGTATTCGCTGAAGTTCTGCGTGCTGTGCTTCCCTTCGATTTCTTCCTGAATGATGTTCTTGATGCTGCGAATGTCAAGATCCGCGATTGCGCCGGACAGCAGCAGTTCGCGAATTCTGTCGTCGACCTTCAGCTTGTATTTCATCAGATATGTGTTCAGCGTCGTCTTGTGTTCGTGCTTGACGATTCGCTGATTCTTCTTGTCCCACTGGTCGTGCATCAGACGAACGCCGACTGGAATCATCGCAGTTCTGCCGCGCATCGTCAGCAGAAGCTTCAGCGGCACGCCGCCTGGCATGTCGCGTCGGCCGTCAAGATAATAGTGCGTCTTTATCATTCGGAAGTTCTAAAATAAGTGTTCACAAAATTTGCAAGCGATATGCACACATTTGCACACGTTTGACTGATTTTGCACGACAAGTGCAGTGATGTCGAAAACGGCGAATCGGCAACCAGTGGCCGTGTACTGCACAACGGCGCACCGTATTGTTGCCATAAGTATAAAATTTTTGTAATTGTTTGACATTCAGTATTTTGTGCTGGTGCGTTCTGCTATGTGCAAAAGATTTGCAAGTTTTCAGCTGTTTTCTGACGTCTTTGTCAGCTTTTCGACCATTTGCCACAGTCGGAAGTTTTCTTCTTTCAGCGCGACAATCTGTGCTTTCGCAGCTTCAAGTTGCGCGCGTAGTGTGATGACGTCGTCAGACTGGCCGACCGTCACTGTCTGTCTGTTGTGACTGCCGCCGTTCTGTGACGCTTCGATGTGTGTCGCCGCTGGTGGATCTGGCGCCAGCAAGTCGCCTTCGCCAGTCAGCAGAAAGTGAACGTTGAAGCCGAAGACGTCGTGCAGCTGCTGCGCGCGACCACGTCCCAGGCTGTCGCGGCCGGCAAGCATGTTCGACACGTTCGACGGCGTCACGCCCATTGCTTCGGCGATGTCACGATTCTTGATTCCGTTCAGCGCAAAATAGCGCTTCATTGCTTCGCTTTGAATGCTCATGATGTACTGTCTTTTTGATGTTCGTCACAAAAACTGAAAAATTTTCGTGAAAAAGTTTTGTAAAACAAAAATAATAACTAAATTTGCAACAGTTTTAGAAACGAACAACGAAACAAATTTAGTAAAAATTAACAACACAACAACATGGAAGCAAAGAAATTCACACTTAACACGAAGACTACTTTCGTAGACATCGACGACGAAATGAACCAGTACGAAGAATTCTTGAAGAAGAATCCGTTCGGAAAAACGCTGAAGAAATTCGTCGACAAGTTCAAAGACGAACTTGAACGCTACGACATCGGTCTGGGTATCACTTGCAACGAACTTGAAGAATTCGTCGGCATGTGGCAGTATGGCTTCGATGCGAAGCCGGACACAATCGGCCTTCTTCTTGGCGACATTCGCCGCTGGCTATCGAACAACGACTACTGCTTCATCTGCAACAACTGGAAAGCTTCAGTCGAACGCAGCAACAGACCAGACGTCGCAAGACTTTACAACAAGATGCTTGAAATAGCAACAGCATAAATGTTCAACCAGGGCGGCAGCAATGCCGCCCACAATCCTACTTCGATATGATACAGCAAGTTCAACTGAAAGACGTCAAGAAGGGCGAATTCTTCCGCTTCAAGAACGACGAAAGCGCGCCGCTGTGGGTGCGCGACTACTACGAACGCAGCGAAAAGAAGTTCTGCGCCTACGCATACGACGACGTGAACCGCTTTCTACTTCGCAAAGGATCTGTCACAGTGTTCATCGAAATCTACTAAAACAGTTATATCATGGGAATCAGACTTGGAAATATGACATTCCGTCAGCTGGCCGAACAGCACTGCATCGACCTAACTGACGACGAACTGAAGTCGCTTGAAGCGCTTCGCAGTGACAACGCGAACTTCGATGCCGGCAGCGAATGCTGTCACGTCTTCGACATGCCGCGCAGCATCGTCTGCGGCACACGTTCAGTCTTCGACACTGTTCTTGCTGTCCTGGGCAGCAAGCGTGTCGTCGGCCCGATTGACATCTGTCTTTTATAATCACGCACGCGACATGAAAACAGAATATGAACTTTATTTGCGCAGCTGGTCGCATCTGAACCCGAACGCGAAAGAAGACAACGACTTCGAAACTGTTGACTTCGAACCGTGCCTGAACTATCGCGACGCCGTCAAGCAAGCAAAGTCACTTTCGAAGAATCTGCCGTACAAGGACGCACACGGCATCGAAATCGTGCAAGTGCAGATTGCGGCCTATCATAGCGGCGAAGAAGCTGAAGAACAGTTCGGCACGTCATACTATCTACTTTGGAAAGAAACCTACATCGACGGCAGATGCACCGGCCGCTACTAATATGAACAATTTCTTCTTTCGCTGGTCGATCCGCGACGCTGCGATTCGCCAGAAACAACAGAAACTATTTGAACAATCAAAATCTTCAGAATCATGTCAATCAAAGAATTCATCGAACAATCGCTTCAGAAGCGCGCGCAAGAAGAACCGCAGTTCGCGCTGAAGCTTCAGAACAAGAACAAGTCGCTTGACGAATGCGTCAAGTACATCTACGGCGAAGTGCTGAACAAGTACATCAAAGAACATCGCGGCGCACAAGCCGCGGCTGTCGAACGCGACGAACTTGTCGGCATGGCCGTTCACTACTACGACGAAGAAAACATCAAGATTCGACCGCTGTCAGGCGTCGCCGTGCGTGCTGCTGGAAGCGTCAGAAGTACGTCAAATTCGCGCGCGAAGAAGTCAGACAAGGAAACTGTCAAGACCGCTGCGAAAGTCGCTGAAAAGACGCCCAAACGCGAAGCGAAGCAGCCGAAGCCGAAGGCCGCGAAGAAGACCGTCATCGACGACGCTTTCTTCGGCAGTTTGTTTGACGCATCAATGTTTGAATAGCCATGAAACCGAAGACGAAAATCGAAGCGCGAATGTGCGAACTTGCACAGCAGCTGCCGCCGCTGCCGAAGTCGCTGTGCGAAGAAGGATTCGACGCATTCAAAAGCTACGGCTACACAGTGCCGCGTCGCGGCCGCAAGACCGAAGTCTGGTGCCAGTGCTGCGGACATCGCCAGCTGACGCGCGGCACGCTGGTCGAACTGACTGACTACATCTGTCCGCAGTGCGGCGCACACCTGGAACTGCGGCCGTGCGAATCGAAGCGCAGCGACTATCACGGCGAAGCACACTGGCGCACATACATCGACACGTTTGACGGTCTTCTTGTCGCACGCACGTTTCAGTTCGAACGCATCAACAGCGGCGACAGACGCACAGCGCTTGTCGTCAACGAAATCTATCAGAACTGGGCAGCGCCGAACGGCCGCGAAGTCATCACGTCGCGACCATACACGCGCAGCATCTTCGGCGAATCGTTCGACTTCAGGCGTCCGTTCTGGATCGTGAAACACAACAGCAGCTACACTGGGCAATACGGCTTCGAAGACATGTTCGACCCGTGCAGCAACAACATCTTCGCGACGATGAATCTGTCTGACGACATGCAGCGCGACGGCTTCACGCCGCAGTACATCGCGCAGCTGCTTCGCCAGCAGACGAACTTCGTCGCAGTCGCAGCGCGCATGCAGACAGATGTCGCTTTCAGAACAGCGATGAAGACCGGCTATGACAAGCTTGCAATTCATATCGCAGAAAGCGGCCGCAAGTTCCCGCCGCACGTCTTCAAGATACTGCATCGGAATCACTATCAGCCGAAAGACGTCAACATGTTCTGCGAATACATCGCCGACTGTGTCTTCTGCGGCGTCGATACGCACAACGCGCACTATGTCTGCCCGACGGATCTGCGCGAAGCACATCAGACAATGATGCGTAGGAAAGTCCGCATCGAAGGCGAACGCGCGCTGAAAAAGAAGCGCAAACAAGTCGTCAAGGAAGAACCGGCGTATCAGAAGCTGCGCGCAGCGTTCTTCGGTCTTGTCTTTCAGGCTGGCGGCATCAAAGTCTTCACTGCGCCGTCGGTCGCGTCGATATACGCCGAAGGCTGCGCAATGCATCACTGCGTCTTTGCGAACGCATACTACAAGAATCCAACGTCGCTGATAATGTTCGCACGCGACGTGAAGACCGGCGACCCGATTGAAACAGTCGAAGTCAATCTTCGCACATTCAGCATCGCGCAGTCGCGCGGACTTCAGAACAAGCTGACGCCGCAGCACAATGAAATCTGCGCGCTTGTCAACGCGAACATGAACAAAATTCGTCAGGCGGCCGGCGTTCGTGTCGCGAAAGTGTGCTAAAAAATTTTACAAAAATTGTTTAGTAAAACTGAACAATGTGACGAAAAATGTTTATATTTGCAAAACGAAATACGAAACAAGTTTTGAAAATGCAACTACTGACACCCATTCAACAGAAGCGCGCCGAACGCAACAAGAAGGTCGTGAAGGTCTTCCAGGACATGCGGCGTCGCTATCCGGCCGCGAAAGACGGCCGCATCTTCGCCGTCATGGCAGAACAGCAGGTCGAAGGAATCAAAAGCGTCGCCGGCATTCGCAAAGTGCTTGTCGACTGCGGCGCTGTACCAGCAAGACGCACAACGGCATGACGACGACTGAACCGAAAGTGAATCCGTGCGCATGGTACGAACTGAAAGACGCAGCGCTTGCGCTGGGCGTCGACAAGTCGACTGTGACACGCGCAATGAACTGCACGGATCGCGACAGAAGTCTTCCGTTCAAGATTCGCCGGTCGAACGGCCGCCGCATCATTAGCGGACAGTCAATCATCAACTTCTGGCGCCTGACTTACTGAACAGAATCAATCCAAATCTTTAGAATCATGAAAGCAATCACTTCATCACGAATCAAGACGGCCGTCTGGCTGCTTGCATTCATCGCGCTGACTTTCGTCACGCTGTGCAAACTGTACTGGCCCGCGCTGCCGTTCGTGTTTGTCGCATTCCACTACTACAACAAGAACGCTGAACAGCTGCGTTCACTGAAGCAGTCCGACCATGTGGAAATATAAGTATCCAGTTCAACGCTATGACGAAAGCGACGAAGAATATCAGCAGCGCTGCGACGCATACGAAGAAGCAGAATCGCAAGCTATCGACGAATATGTCGAACGCTGCCAGGAAGAAAGACACAGCGCCAGCTGCAACTGACACCGTGTCTGATAAGATTCAAGAACACTTCAAATCCTTAAATCCTTACAAATTTATGAACAATTCAGATTTCATGCAACTTGTCGGCAAGCAGACCGAACTTGCACAGAAAGCGCTGCTTCTTCAGGAATGCGGCATCATCAACAGCGTAGACATCAAGACTGACGTCAGCAACGGCAGCTTCGATGTCGCTGTCATCATCAATCACTACGCTTCGGATCAGCGCGAATGGCGCGCTTCGAAGCTGAACTACGGCGACGACAAAGACGTTCACGAAAATCTTGACGCCTACAATGAACTGCTTCAGTTCGTCGATGCCGAAATCGAAAAGCTGAACCAGCGTTCGCAGACTATCGTCGCGCGCATCACGAATCTTCTGTCAATCTTCAAAAAGTAAGCGCTATGGAACAGAAGACATTCACAGCTGAAGACTTCAAGCTTCTGTACGAAGTCAACTGCAATGACAAGACCGAAAAGAAGAACGGTCTGACGTATCTGTCCTGGGCCTGGGCCTGGGCAGAATTCAAGAAGCGCTTCCCGACTGCGACATACGAAATCAAGAAGTTCGACGGTCTGCCGTATCTGGTCGACAGCGCGACTGGCATCATCGTCTACACAAGCGTGACCGTGAACGACCTGACGCACGAAATGTGGCTGCCGGTCATGGACGGCGCGAACAAGGCGATGAAGCTTGAACAGTATCAGTACAACGTCTGGAATCGCTTCAAAAACCAGTGGGAAACGAAGACTGTCGAAGCCGCGACAATGTTCGACATCAACAAGACTATCATGCGCTGTCTGACGAAGAATCTTGCGATGTTCGGTCTTGGTCTGTACATCTACGCCGGCGAAGACCTTCCCGAAACAATTGACATCGACACGCCGTCGCAGACAGCAGCAGCGCCAGCCGAACAGCCGAAGCCGTCAACGACAACCAGGAAGCCGCGTCAGAAGAAGGCTGACGACTTGCCGCCGGACAATGCGCCAGCGCCACAGCCGCAGCAGCAGCAGCAGCAGCAGCAGCGCGAAGTCAAGCACATCGCGATGTCTGACAAAGATGCGCTTCAGCAAATCATCGACTGGACGATGCGCCAGCCGAACACAGAAGCTGCGATTCGGAAGATTTCAATCGGCTACGACTGGGAACAAGCCGCGCTTGACTACGTCGTCGCACAAGTCAAAGAACGTTTCGCATTCATCAACGATTTACACGGTCAGAACTAATCACGCAATATCATGGAAACAATCTACAATCTTGAACAGAAGTTCGCTGCTATCAGCGAATCATACGACACACTTGAAGCCGCACTTGTCGAAAAGTACGAAGACAACGGCGGCGAAGTCACTGAAGAAACAGAAAGCATGCAAGCCGAACTTGACGCGCTTGCGCAGCTGAAGCAGCAAATCACTGAAGACATCATCGCTGCGCCCGACGAATATGCTGCAATCGTCAAGAATGCGGAAGCGCAGAAGAAGATTCTTGAAGCCGAACTGAAGGCGCTGAAAGAAGAACAGCTGAAGGCACAAGCGCGCATTCAGGCGAAAATCAATCGCAAAGTCAGCAAGATTGACTTCTTCAAGGACAGCATCGCAGAAGCTATGCGCGCGAACGGCGTCGAAAAAATCGGCGGCGCGAAGACAGACAACCGCTTCAGCATCTACTTCAGCAAGTCGACCGCAGTCGATGTCGACGCAGAAGCAGTTCTTGCGCCGTATCAGCCGCGCTTCGCTGCTTTCTTGAAGTCGCTGCCGGCCTGGGTCAAAGTCAGCTTCGATGTCAACAAGACCGAACTGAAGAAGGCCGAAGAACTTCCCGCCGGCGCTTCGCTTGTCACGAATCAGTCACTTCAGATCCGCTAAAGTCATGGCAGCGAACACCGATTTCAACATGTTCCGTCCGACGTTCATCGTGCCGCCGGTCAGAACGCATCGTCAGCACAGTCACGTCGCGCCCACAGCGGCGCGCGTGACACTTGACGAAAAGGCGACGTTCTGCGTGCGCTTCGGCCGCAGCATCGCCGAAGCAACGCAGCAGTTCGCATTCGTGTCGATGTACGACGAAAACGGCGACATTCACTTCGTCTTCAACAATCACAGCGGCGTGCCGCTGAAGTTTGAATACGGCGTCGGCCGCACCGCCGGCCAGATAGTCGCATCGAAGACCGTTCGCAGCAAGGAACTTGTCACGCGCTTTCTGTCGCCGCTTCTGAAGAAGAACGACGGCGACTACTACGTCGACATCGAACTGAAGCGCTGCGACGTTCGCACGAAGGAACTGTGCGTCATCTACACTGCACCTATCAACAACGACAAACTGTTCTGACTATGAATTACACGATCCACGACTTCATGACAGAACAGCTGAAGCTGACCGGCACTGAACTGCTGCTGTATGCGCTTGTGTACAACTTCAGCCAGGACGGCAACGGCTGCTTCTATGGTTCGAACGACTACGCCGCAAAGAAAATCGGCTGCCGTCGCGAATGCGTCAACAGAAACGCAACGTCGCTTGTCGAACGCGGTCTTCTGTCACGCAGCTACGGCAGTCACAACGGCAAGCCGACGATTGACTACGTCGCTATTGTTCCAGACTGTGCGATTCAGTCACAGTGTGCGCAAAACGCACAGCAGGTGTGCGAAAATCGCACAGCACCATGTGCGCAAAACGCACACAATAGTAAATCTGATAACTTGAATGATAATCAAGAATCCATTCACACTATTGCGCGCGCGGAATCGAAGAAGCTTCAGATAGCTGAATTCGTCAGCATGACGGCCGACGAATATCAGAAGCTGATTGACGAATTCGGCAAGGAAGACGCCGACGCACTTGTCGCGATCCTTGACAACTACAAGGGCAGCAGCGGCAAGAAGTACAAGTCAGACTACCGTGCTATCAGAAGCTGGTGCGTCGAACGCCTGGAAGAACAGAAGCGACGCAACAGCGCACCGCGTTTCGCGTATCAGTCCGGCCCGCGTGTCAATGAACGCGGCGAAACGCCGACTGTCGCTTCGATGCGCGCAGCTGCTGAAAGCTTCGGAAGAATCGCGCAGCGTCACGCCGCAGCCGGCGTCGATGTTGTGCCGCTGCCTATTGATGAACAAGACCAAATCGACGACTGATTATGATGACGAAGAATGAAATTCTTGCGGCGATGAATTCGCCGAAGTTCGGCGGTCTGCCGATGAAAGACAAAGAAGATTCGATTGACGGCGTTCTGAAATATCTGTACAGCTTGCGCGGCTACACTGTCGCAGACGGCGTGCAGCCGGAAATCGACGCAGCTGTTCGCGTGCTTGAAGACAGAATCGCGCATCGCTTTCCGCACCTGACTGTCGACGAAATCCGTCTTGCGCTTGAAATGGGCGTCACTGGTTACTGGACGAAAGACAAGCGTCTGACGATTGCGAACTATCTTGACTGGCTGTCGAAGTACAACACCAGTCCAGAACGCGCAGATGCAGTCGACGAACGCATGAACAGACGCAAGTCGCTGACGCAGTCGCAGGCCGCTGCGCTTCTTCCCGCAGAAGACATCGAACGGAAGAACGAAGAAGCCGGCAGAAGTGCTGCGCTGAAGGAATTCGAACGCTTCAAGCAGTGCGGCCGTCTTGACATCTGCTTGCAGGGCTACGGCGCAATGATATACGACTATCTGCTGAAGCACGGCTGCCTGAATCCGTCTGACGCGCTGATCCGTGAAGCATACAAGCGCAGCAAGAACCACTTGCGCGGCGGCGTTCAGTCGCGACAGCATCGCATCGGCGACGTCATCGCGGACTTCAATCCAGAACGCGCAGAAGCTTCGCAGCTGCTTGACTGGTCGACGAAGTGTGAACTTCTGACGATGTATTACAGCACGCTTCAAGCGCGCGGAATGTCACTTCAGCTATGACAATAGAACTGACAGCCGCGCAGCAGCGCAAGATAGATTCATATCTGAAGCGCATCGACACTGCTTGCCGCGGCCAGCTGAAGACGCAGAATCTTGTCAGAATGATTCACGTCGAACTGGGAAAATCGCAGCGCAGGGCGAAAAGAAGCGCGAACAACAAAGTGAAGAAAGAAAGTACAACAACTAAAATTGCACAAAATGAAAACTGAAAACCAAATCAAGACCGTTCAGACACGGCACAATGAAGTTCTTCTTCTGGCGAAGACGCCTGAAGACATGTTCGGTCACTATGCGGCCGAAAACATCTATCATGTCTGGAACGAAGACTTCAAAGACCAGGACAGCGGCGAAATCGTCACCGTCGAGCGCAAGCAGCTGCTGTTCGAACGCGGCACTTACTTCGACAACCGCAACATCGACACTGTCCGCTTTCACTTCGACGCCGGCGAACTGACTGAAGCGCTTGTGTCGAATCAGTGTCGCATCGGCAACGAAATCGACCACTGGGGACTGCAAGCATACAAAGTCAAAGTCAGCATCAACGGCAAGAACAACGTCTTCGTCTGCCAGGCACGCAGCCTGACAATGGCGCACGAAATTGTCAAAGACTGGTGCGAACTGCATCTTGAAAAGCCGTTTCTTATCGTCAGCATCACTGAACTGTCGACGGGCATCATTCTGAACGCCGCGCTGAAGAAGCGTGAAGAAGTTGCCGAAAACAGCGCGGAAGTTTCCGCTGAAGCGTCTGAAATTTCCGAAAAGGCCGAAGAAGTTGCCGAAGAACCGCTGCCGACGCTTGAAGAAGAAGCTGCGCCAGATCCGAACGACGAATTCGACACCGGCGGCGAAGAACTTGAAAAAGAAGCCGCCGCAGCAGCTGCTTCGAAGAAGTCTTCTTCTGGCTATTATGAAGTGCAGCTTGAAATTCACTATCAATACAACGACCGCGACTTGAAGCACACTGACATCAAAAGCTTTCTTGTCGAAGCGAAAGATGCAGACGCGGCGCGCGACGCTTGCTTCGGCTACATCGACATGACGCGCGAAGACAACGAAAGCGTCGAAGAAATCCGCATCATCAGCGCTTCGCCGTTCAGCTGCTACAAGGTCATCGAACGCGAATTCACGGCCGCATACATCGACGCTGAACGCAACGCCGAAGAACAGAAGAAGTCAAACGAATAGAACATCACGCAATATGGCACAGTCACTGAACAAACACATGCTGATAGGAAACGTCGGGCAAGATCCGCGCGTCAGCAGCTACAACGACAGAAAGGTCGCACAGTTCACGCTTGCGACGTCTGAAATCTACAAAGACCGCGACGGCAACAAGAAAGAACAGACTGACTGGCACAACATCGTCGCATGGTCGCCAGTCGCCGAAATCGTCGAACAGTTCGTCAAGAAGGGCAGCCGCATCTATGTCGAAGGCAAGTCGCGCACGCGCAGCTATCAGACACAGAACGGCGAAACGCGCTATATCACTGAAGTGCTTGCAGACACTGTCATTCTTCTTGACCGCAAGCTGAATGAAGGCGGCGACCGCGTGCCGCCGGCACCAGCGCCGCAGCCACAGCCGCAGCAGCGCCGTCAGCCGCAGAATCAGGGCGCAGCGCCGCAGTATCAGCAGCGACAGCCACAAGCACAGCCGCAAGCCGGCGACTATGCTGACGGCCTGGGACTTGAAAGCGACGACATGCCGGCATTCTAACGAACGACCATGCTGAAGGAAATCATCATAGTTCTTGGCGCAGCAGTTTACTTCTGCATCGGTGTTTTTGTCGCATGGGCGCTTTGCATGGCGTTCAATCCAAAAGACGACACCGAAGCAGAAGCAGCTGCGTCGCTGGCAGTGTTCGCAGCGCTGTTCTGGCCGTTCATCTTGGCAGTGCTGACAGTGTTCGGCATCACACACTACTTCGAAGACAGAAAGAAACGCAAAAACGACGAAGAAGTATGAAATGCATCGGAATAGACACCGGCGTGAACACCGGCATTGCAATCTGGGACACGGACAAGCAGCAGTTCGACAGCATCAGCTGCGTGAAGATCCACGTCGCGATGAAGCTTGTGCTGAACACGATTCTTGCGAATCCGCTGACGCCAGTCGTCGTTCGCTTTGAAGATGCGCGACAGCGTCGCTGGATTCCTGACACGCACGACATTCGCCGAGAAATGGGACGACGCCAGGGCGCCGGCAGCGTCAAGCGCGACAGCCAAATCTGGGAAGACTTTCTTTCTGACAACCGCATTCGCTTTGAAATGCGCGCGCCGAAGAACAACGCAACGAAGCTGTCTGCTGACGTGTTCAAGGCGCTGACGAAATGGCCGAAGCGCACGAACAGTCACGAACGCGACGCTGCGATGCTTGTGTTCGGCGAAACGACACTTCATCTGGATCTGAAATGTTAAGAATTTACACCCCGAAAATCGTATTTGCTATGTCAATAATGAACAAGGCACGAACAGTCGGCGACATCAAATGTCCGCGAACACGCGAAGAACAAGCCGCGTGCATCTATGTCGACAGAAAGCAGTATGACTGGCTGTTCTGGCATCTTCAGATGTCGCGATTCGCTGCGATTGACGCCGGCGAAAGCGACACGTCATCATGGCTGCTGTCGTTGAATCGTGCGCTTGCAGCGCTTCAGTCGAAAGACTTTGGCGAACTTGAACGCATCATCATCGACATCGACAACAACTTCAACGGCGGCCAGGCGCAGCGCAAAGAAGCTGAAGCACTGGCGAACGCCTTCGCATTTGCACGAAAATAGAACCGATATGCCGTCACAGTCAAACACACTTCTGACAGAACGCGACTTCAGCCGCGTAGAAACAGCGCGCAAGACGTCGCTGTCGCAACTGATTTCTGCGTCAGGTCTGACGCTGTCACACATCGCACGCGGCGCACGCATCGAACGTCGCGCAGTGCGTCGTGCGGCCGACTGCGACGGCATTCGCTTCGACACGGCCGTTCGCATCGAATACTATCTGAACTGGTATCTGAACGGCGGCCGCGAAGTCGAAGAATCAATGAAAAAGAATGAATTTGACGACTGAATATGAAGAAAACAAGACAGAACATTGCACTGAAATCGCTTGAAGCGAACACCGGCCAGCTTGACTGGCTGCCGAAGAATCCGCGTCAGTGGACGAAAGACGACTTGTCGATGACGGTCGAATCAATCCGCGAAGACGAAGACTTTCTTGAAGACAGACCGCTTCTTGTTGTCGGCTACGGCGACAAGTTCGTCGTGTTCGCCGGCAATCTGCGTCTGACTGCATCGCGCAAGCTGAAGCTGAAAGACGTGCCGTGCGTCATCTATGAACCTGAAGACGACGTCACAGATCCGCAGACGATTCGTCGTCGCGCACTGAAAGACAACGGCAGCTTCGGCAGCTGGGACGTCGACACGCTTGCGAACCAGTGGGACAACGAAAAAGCGCACTTCGACGACTGGGGACTGCGCGGCGTCTGGTCGAAAGAAGACCAGGCGGCAGAAGAAGCGGCCGAAGAAACAGTGACCGTCAAGAACGACAACTTTGACGTGCCAATCGGCAGCATTGAAGTGCGCTGCAAGAAGGGCGACGTCTGGATTCTTGGCGAACATCGTTTGATGTGCGGCGACAGCATCAGTCTTGACGACGTCAAAAAGCTTGTGGGGGGGGTACAATGAAAATTGACATCGGATTCACTTCGCCGCCATACAATGCCGGCAAGACGCCCACAGAAGCGAAACGCGGCCGCACATCGAAGTATGCGAATGACGCCGACGACAAGTCCGGCGACGACTATCTGAAGCTGCTTGTCGCGTCGACGCAAAACGCGCTGGCCGTCGCACAATTCGCTTTCGTGAACGTTCAACAGATAGCCGGCAACAAGACGCAGCTGATTGACTTCATGTCGACGATGAAAGAACACTTCGCCGACACAATCATCTGGGACAAGGAATCGGCGCAGCCAGCTATGGGACAGAACGTGCTGAACAGCGAATTCGAATTCGTGCATGTCTTCAGCGAAAAAGCGACGCGCGCAATCGGCGTGAAGCCGTTCCGCGGCACACTGTCGAACATGCTGCATCTGTCGAATCGCATCGGCCGCGACAGCGAAGTGCAGAAGATACACAGCGCGACATTCCCGCTGGATCTGGCCGCACACTTCATCAGCAACTTTAGTCGCGAAAGCGTCATCGACCTATTCTGCGGCAGCGGCACGACACTGATTGCTGCACAGCAGCTTGGCCGCCGATGCTATGCAATGGAAATCGACCCGCGCTATTGCGATGTCATCATCGCGCGCTGGGAAAAGTTTACCGGCCAGACCGCAAGACTTGAAACGTAGACCGGCACAGTTCTTTGGATTCTTCGCCGCGTCGCCGGTCTTGACGCGGTCTGACATACATGCCGATGAAATCCACAAATGCAAGCCGTCGGCGAAGCGATGCAGCGAAGACGTCGCTTCTTTTTTACAGACAACAACAAAACGCACTACATCATGATGAAAAATCCGAAACGAATTCACAAGCTGCCGAAGCCGGCACCCGCACCGAAGAAACTGACGCTGTCGCTTGAAGACAAGGACGGCAACGCACTGAACCCGCCGCTTGACCGCACAGACCGTCTGCTGATTCTGCAAGCGATTCAGTTCAACAACATCAACGCACCAGCAGACCAGTTCGCGAAACTGTTCCAGGCGACCGAAGAAGACATCGCGGCAGACCTTGAACACCTGAAGCAGCTGCAAGGCCGCGTGCGTCTTCGCATCAACGCCGTATCAGACAAGCCGAAGTCATGACGCGCTGGTACGACCAGAAGACGACAAGCTGCGACGACTGCTTCTTCTACCAGCCTGGACAGTTCCCTGACGGCACACCGTATATGGCGTGTCGTCAGTACGGCTATATCATACACGAAGACAAGCCGGTCACTGACGAAGCATGCGAAAAGCACGTCAGTCGTGACACATACAATCGGCAGCTTGAAGCGAATAAGACAGCACGCAGCATGCGCGACTTGGCACGCATCAATCGAAAACGTTGAAAAGAACGTCGAATATGGCAAAGAAGAAGAACAAAAGCGACACACGCGGCCAGCACCCGAACAGTCGCAAGAACATCGCACGCAACAGCGGCAGCTTCGCAGACAGACCAGGTCTTGCAGCTGCTGCTGGGCGCGCATCTGGAATCAAGCGCAAGACACGCGCAGAAGTCGAACATCTGCTGAATGAAAATCTTGACGAAGCGCTGTCGCTGCTTGACGCAGACATGACACGCGAAGACTTCATGAAAGTCGCGTCAGAAGGCCGCAATCAAATGCAGCGCATCTTGGCGCGTGAATTCAGCGACCCGCGCAAGGCGTTCGACGCAATCGGCTGGGCGTTCGACCGCGTGCTTGGCAGAAGCTTGCAGCAGATCCGCCAGCAGACAGACATGAACTTCAAGCCGGAAAAGCCGGTCATCGTCTTCAAGGACATCGAACGCCAGGTGCGACAAGAAGAAGCACGGCCGGCTGACGACACGACGACAGAAGAATGACACAGCCGACACAATACGTCTTCAGCGACAAGTATCAACCGCTGTTCGCAGCGCCGCGCACAAGATACATTCTTGTCAAGGGCGGCCGCGGCAGTGGCAAGTCGCACGCTGTGTCTTCTGCGACCAGCTGCGCGACGTATGACGACGGCTTCAACATTCTATACACGCGATTCACGCTGACGTCGGCCGAAGTGTCAATCATACCAGAATACAAAGAAAAGCTTGACATCTTCGGCATCGCAGACGACTTCATCATCAAGCGCAAGGAAATCATCAACTGCGCGACCGGCGCGACGATATACTTCCGCGGCATCATGCAGTCGTCGAAGAATCAGATTGCGAAACTGAAGTCAATTCACAACGTCAAGACCTGGATTCTTGACGAAGCGCAAGAACTGACTGATGAAGCGACGTTCGACACTATCGACTTGTCAATTCGCGCAGTCGGCACGACGAACACTGTCGTCATCGTCTTCAACCCGACTGACATCGACCACTGGATCTACCGTCGTTTTTATCGCGAAGCAGGCGTCGACGAAGACTTCAACGGCGTCAAAGGCGACGTGACCTATATCAGCACGACGTACTTCGACAATCTGCCGAATCTGTCAGACAGCTTCATCGCACGCGCCGAACAGATGCGTGCGCTTGACCGCGAACGCTACGAAAACGTGTTTCTTGGCAAGTTCGCGCGTCGTCGTGAAGGCATCATCTTCCGCAACTGGGAAGCAATCGCGCCGGAAGACTACCCGACGCAGCTGCCGCAATGGTACGGCAACGACTGGGGATATTCAGAAGACCCGAACGCGCTTGTGCGCATGTGCTACGATCCGCTATCAGGCATCATCTACATCTGGGAAGTCTGCTACAAGACCGGCATGCTGCCGCGCGACGTCGCGCCGGTCATCATCGCAGACGCAGCGTCAGTCGGCTTGCGGCCAGAAGAAGCAATCGTGTACGTCGACCCGTCAAGGCCGGAAGCGCGCGACGAACTGCGCATTCACTACGGCATCGACGCGACGTCTGCCGTCAATCGTGACAAGGCCGGCCGCGTCGCATGGCTGCGCGGCTTCCGCGTTCGCTACGTCGGCGAACACATCGGCGCTGAAGTCAAGACGTACAGCTACAAGCCGAAGCCGCAAGACAACAGTCACTACACTGACGAACCGTGCGACGGCAACGACCATGCAATGGACGCAATCAACTACGCGGCAGTGACGCATCTGCGTCGCCTGGGCATCACGAACAACATCGGCGAAAATTAGCGCAGCGCTTTGCAGCGTATCGTCGCGGAAAACACGTTTCTTTGCGTCATAAATCGACGAATTATGTTTGGACTGAACATCATCAAGACAAGCGAACTGAAAGCGCTGAAATCGCTTGAAAACGAAGTCAAAGGCTACTACGGCGAAACAGACGGCTTCGTCAATCAGTATCTGCAAATCATCGCGCCACAGCTGAAAGGTCTTGAAATGGGCCAGCTTGCGCGCTTTTCGCGTCTTGAAATCAAGAACGCATACGAAACGCTTGCGCCGGTCATGGGCGTCATCAACTACATCGCTGACAATGTCGGCGAAGTCGCGAAGTATCTTGAACTGTATGACATCAAGAAAGGCGACTACGTTGACACGCACCCGATTCTTGACTTGCTGAACAAGCCGAATGACCGCTTCACGCGCAGAAAGTTCTTGACCGCCTGGGCAATCAACAAGCTGCTGTTCGGCGACGCACTGGTCTATGCACCGAAGAAGGCCGGCAAGGATCGCACGCCGAAAGAAATGTACATCATTCCAGGGCAGCGCGTCGAAATCGACCGCGGCGGCATCACTGCGCCGTTCAAGGGCATCAAGCTGACCGGCACCAGCGGCAAAGACGAAATCTTGCTTGAAGGCAACTGTTTCCAGTCGTTCGACTACAATCTTGACGACACATCATTCTATGGCACTTCGAAAATCGTCGCAGCCGCAGTGTATCTGACAGTCATCGACCGCGCAATGCAGCGTCAGGCGACTACGCTGAAGAACGGCGGCCCCGCGAACGTCATCACGCCGTCTGCACACGCAGCTGCGCCGGCACTGCCGCAGCAGGTCGACGACATCGAACAGAAGACGAACGCGCAGAAGAACGCGAACAAGAACATCGCGATGCGCACTGCAATCGAAGTTCACAAGCTGGGCGACAATCCGGCCGACTTGTCGATTCTGTCTTCACACAAAGACGCAATCAACGTGCTTTGCTTCGTGTACAAGCTGCCGGTCGACATCTATCTGGGACAGTCGAAGTACGAAAACGCGAAAGAAGCGAAGAAGACAATCTACGAACAGCTTGCGATTCCGCTTTGCAACGAATTCGCCGAAGACCTGGTTCACTATCTTGGACTGTCGGATCAGTTCGAACTGACTGTCGACACAGACAAGATTGAAGTGCTGAAGAAGAATCGCGGCGAAACGCTTGACGACTTGGCAAAGATGCACGCGACGCTGAACGAACTGCGCGAAGCGAACAACTACGAACGCATCGAAGAAGACTGGGCCGACAAGCCTATCATGCCGCTTGGCGTTCAGTTCGGCAACGAAGCTTCTGACTTCGACATCAACGAATAATGCGAAAGAAGATTTCAGCGAAGCAGCGCGCGCACCAGGACTATTTGCGCCGCAAGGGACTGGCCGTCGGCAAAGTATATGCCGCACGGCTTGTCATTCTTCGTCGCAACGAAGTCAGTCGTCTTCTGAAGCTGTGCGCGAACTACGATGACAAATCGCAGTGGGCGCGCATCATCGAAAACAATCTGAACGAAAGCGCATATCTGTATGACTGGACGACTGGACTGTATCTGAACGCAGGACTGCCGAACGCGAAGTCTGTGACGCGCGACTTGTCGAAAGGCAAGGCCGACGCGCCGTCTGGCATCTGGGAACAGACGCTGCGCAGCTTCGCGACAGAACGCTGCGGCCGCAACATCGTCAGCGTGTCAGGCACGCTTCGCGACGACTTGCAGAACATTCTATCAGATGCGCTGAACGAAGATGTCAACATCGGCGTCGAAGCGCTTGTCAAGCGTGTGAAGAAAGAATTCGCGCCGCTGAATCTATGGCAAGCACGACGAATCGCGCAGACTGAAACGATGATAGGACTTGCAGAAAGCGCAGACATCGCAGCGCAGTCGACAGAAGTGTCGTTCGTCAAGGAATGGTGCATCAGCGGCGTCGGCAACACACGCGAATCACACGAAGTCATGGACGGCATCACTGTCGACCAGAACGACTACTTCGAACTTGAAGACTGCCGCATGCTGTACCCGCACGACACAAGTCTGAATGCGCCAGCCGGCGAAATCATCAACTGCGCTTGCAGCTGCATTCGCATACCGAAATAACACGGCACCCGCCGCTTGTACTTTCTTTCTCATCTTTTGATACCTGGAACGGCTTCGCAGCGATTGCGCAGCCGTTCGTTTTTCATGTGTGGCGAAAAACGGCACACGTCAAGACGCGCGAAGACGACAGCGATTCGATACATTTGCGCAGAATAATTCAAAAAGCTATGCCACCGAAAGAACTTTTGCACAAGTCGTTTGACTGCCGCATCGAACAGAAGTCCGTGTCAGAAGACGGAAGTCTTCACATCAAGGCGTATGTCTGCGCGTTCGGCAACATCGACAGCTACGGCGACGTCATCGCGCCGACAGCATGCGACGATTTTCTGAAAAGCGAAGACGCCGGCCGCATGAAGCTGTGCTATCAGCACAACGCACGCGAAGTCATCGGCGTCATAACCGACAAGAAAGCCGACGCAATCGGTCTTCTGATTGAAGCCGACATTCTTCCCACCAGCGCCGGCAAAGACGCGATTCTTCTGCTTCAGAACGGCGCAATCACTGAATTCAGCATCGGCTACTATGCCGACCGCTATCACTACGAAAAGCGCGAAGGCTACGAATACGACGTGCGCGTGCTTGACGCAATCACTATCATCGAAGCGTCGCCGGTTACGCGCGCAGCGAACCCGAAAGCGATTCTGCTTGACGCGAAGTCTGAAGACTTTCAGAATGAACTGAAGCAGATGTCTGACGAACAGATCCAGCAGCTGAAGTCTGTCGTCGAAGACGAAATCGCGCGCCGCTTCTTCAGCTACATGTAGACAACACAACACATTCACTTTCTAAAAATTCACTACCATGCCTGAAAACGACATCAAGAAGAAAGCCGAACAGCTTTCCGCAGAAGTGGCCGCCGCAAAGCAGCAGGCCGCCACGGCCGAACAGAAGGCCGCTTCACTTGAAAACGAAGTGAAGGAACAGAAGACCGTCATTGAAGGTCAGAAAACCAGCATTGACAATCTGGACGCTTCCGTTAAGGAGCAGTCCGCTACTATCGCAGAACTGAAGAAGCAGCTGTCTGAAAAGCCGGTTGACTTCAAGACTGCATTCCGCAACGCGCTGAACGACAAGAAGTCTGACATCGACGCCAAAGTCGCCGCCAAAGCTGAAAAGTTCAGCATCACTGTCGAAGTGAAAAGTGTCACCAGCATCACAACTGGCAGCATCAGCCCGAACGGCTTCCTTGGTCTTCAGGTAGACCCCGCCATTCACGCTGCTGTTCCTGGTGCAAACGTGTTCATCGCCGCTTTCGGCATGCGCCCCCGCACCGGCAACAAGCTTGCTTGGATCGAAGCAACAACGCAGTCTGGCGCTGACTACGTCGCTGAACTGTCACAGAACACCGCGAAGTCTGACGTCGCTTTCGCAGAGAAGACCCGCGCATTCGGCAAGATTTGCACCTACATGCAGATTTCTACCGAAGTCGAAGACTGGTTCGAACAGCTGTACAACTACTGTGTCAACGAAGGCGTTCGTCTTGTTGATGCAAAGATTGACAGCGAAATCTGCAACGGCGCCGGCAGCGACGCTACCTATCCGAACAAGGTCTACGGCATCAAGGGCGCCGCAACCGCTTTCAGCGCACTTGCCGCACACGCCGTCGCAAAGGCCAACATCGCAGACGTCATCTTCGATGCCGCAGACCAGATTGCGAAAGCCGGCTATCACGCAAACGCCGCTTTCTTGACCTGGGCGCTGTACCGTCAGCTGAAGTCCCTGAAGGACGACAACGGTAACTACCTTTTCGACAAGGTCAACAGCATGCTTGACGGCATCAAGGTCTACCCGACTGACGTGCTTTCCACCGGCGAACTTATCGTCGCCGACACCAGCTGCGCCGAACCTTACGCCGGCAACAGCTACGAACTGGAATTCATTCGCAACGGCGCATACGACGGCTATGACGTCTACTTCCGCAAGGCTGTGCAGGTCAAGACACCCACACCCAAAAAGAAGGGACTTATCTATGTTGCCAGCGCCACGACCGCAATCGCTGCGCTTCAGGTTTCCAACTAAACGTCTGACACATGGCAATCTTGACAGTCAAGGTCATCAAGGCGCACGACGGCATTCAGCAGGGCGAAGTCATTCGCTTTGCTGATTGCGCCGTCATTCGCTACATGATAGACAACGGCTACTACAAGCTTGTCAAGACGGAAGACGACGCGACGGATCAGCAGAAGAAGTCTGACGCAGTGAACGACAAGTCTGCTGCGTCAACTTCAGCTGTTGACAAAGTGAAGAACATGTTCAAACGCAAGAAGAAATGATACGTCTTGACATCATCGAATGCGCTGAACCGCAGAAAGCACAGCTTGACATGCTGAAGCAGTATGCCAGCGTGCCGGACAACAGTCGTGACGCGCTGCTGAAGCTTCTGCTGACGCGCGCGATGAAGACTGTTCAAGACACTGCCGGCAAGTCGCTGCTTCCATGCAAGCTGAAGCTGACTGTGTCAGAACGCGCACGCGAAGACGGCAACGTCATCAAGCTGTATCACACGCCCGACGAAATCATCAGCGTCAACAGCGGCGAAGATGACGACATCGGCTTCACGCGCGACGGCAATCTTCTTCTTCTGTCCGCTTACGCGGAAACAGTCATCGTCACTTACAAGACGCGGCCAGATCCAGCGCAAGCAGACAGTCTGTTCGCTGTCGTTCTTCAGTATGCGACGGCGCTGTATGACGGCGCAGACACCGAACAACTTGCACAGATTCTTTCGCAATGTTAAGACAGACACGCAACGCACGCCGATTCAATCAGCAAATCACGCTGGCGAAAGCGAACGTCACGGAAGACGACTTCGGTCACGCTTCAGTCGACACGCCGACGCCAGTGCTGAAAGTTTATGCGTGTGTGCGTCAGATGTCTGCGACAAAGACGATGCTGACATTCCAGCAGGCCGACATCATCGGACTTGACATCGAATTCAGAAGCGTCAACGTCGAATACAACTGCGTCATCTGGCAAGGTCACGTTCTGCACTTTTCGCAGCCTGAAAGCATCGACATGCGCGGCTGGCTGACGCATCTGACGGCCTGGTATCACGTCGACAATCCGTCTGTGTAGTTATGGCACGCACTGGCAATCACGTCTGGGTAGAAGGCGAAGACCGCTTGTTTGCGAACTTCGACCGTCTGCTGTTCGTTGACATGCAGAAAGCAGCGAAGAAAGGTCTTCAGGCTGCTGGCATGCACGTCATCGCAGATGCGCAGCGCAACATGCGCACAGCCGGACACAACCACGGCACGCTGAACAACACCGGCCGTCTGTCGCAGTCTGGGCGCGTGCAGAATGTGCCGAACACAGAAGAAGTTGAAATCGGATTCTTCAGCGACAGCGCACAGCGCGGCTATGCCGCCGCGGTCGAATACGGCAGCCGCGCACACTGGGCGCCAGTGCAAGACATTCGCGCCTGGGTGCAGAAGAAGCTTCGCGCAGACCGCAAGAAAATCAACAGCATCGCGTTTCTTATCAATCGCGCCATGTCGAAGAAGGGAACGACCGCGCACCCGTTCTTCGCACCGGCCGTCGAAAAGAACAAGCGCAGGATCAGCAACGCAATCGCAGGCGCGATTCGCAGTGTAATAGACAAAGACCGCATCTGATATGTCAAAGTTCACAAGCGCACTTGCATCTGTCTTCAAGATGATTCGCACGGCACTGACGCGCGAAGGCGTGAAGATTGGCGGCACGGCGAACATGCCGCGCGTCGAAATTCACAGCGTCGTCGAAGATGCGCCACAGACGAAAGACAACGCTGTGCGGTCTGTCACTTGCACGATTGAATGCGTCAGCGGCGAAAAGGTTGCTGACATCGTCAGTCTTCTTGAAGGCAACGTCGACAAGCTGTTCGCAGATGCCGGTCTGTCGCTTGAAGGCTACGACGTCATCGGCATTGTTCCTGGGCAGATCCGTCTTTTCGACGAACAAGAAGCGCAAGACAGCACAGCCGTCTTCTATCGCGTACTGCAAGACGTCACTGTCTGGGTAGAGAAAAACAACACAGCTGCCGACAACGGCAGCGATGAATCACAAGAATAAATTCGCAC